CGCGTTAGAATAGTATATCATATTTCAAAGGTGAACGCTATAAAAGTAATTACAAGTCAAAACTAAATGTTCTTTCTTCTCTCTCTTAACTGTTCTATTAAAACGATTCCACCTGATACACATAGCAAAACAATATAGGATAAATTAATAGGACTATAGAAGCATTCAACAAGAACAACCCATATAATTAATAATAATTTAGAAATCCATTTTGTTGTTATTCTATCCGCTATCATAAATATAGATAAATTGATAATTATCATACTTGAGTATGTTTCATTGATCGGCTTTGCGGGGACCGAATCCCCGATGTATTCGCCGTTTATTTCGGTGGTGTTAAAACACATATAGCTAACCGAATTATTGCTGCCAACTTTAAGACCCGGGAGTAATTCTTGGTAGCTCCCAAAATTACCAGTCGGTATGGTAAAATACTGTTGCGCGAGCAGTCCTACCTTATACCCATAAATTTTAGTAACTTGCGATTGCCCTCCAAGCCTTACAACGTCTTGCACTAACAGTGGCTTTTCGGACGAGTTTAACACTACTCTCCCTCGATCGTCGTATATCTCAAAACCATATTTATCCGTTGACTTATGAGCCAGAGTAAATTTATGCACTGTTATAGTTGCTTTGGCGCCATTGTTTACTGGGCAAAAAGTAAATCCAACATGACTTAGTGTTGTTGTCGTAATACATCAGCACAGAATTGTATCTATTAACGTTTAGCGGATCTGAGTGATGTAGATCGCATACAACAAAAACATCTGTAGGCTCACAATCGATCATCGCAGTAGTCAACTCTCCGTTAATGCACTCTTGACTTAACTTGTAGGTTGATTTGTGGACATAAGACCGATATTTGGAGTCAATCTTAAGGCCTGAAGAATTAATACCGTACTCTGACATATTAATATACTCCTATAATTAGTTTGTATTGATGAGGATTTTTAATCCCATTTAAAGCCGGGGAGCATGTTATTTTTTTGTTTTCGACCCTAAGGAAAACCTCCCACTGTGCTGTCGGGGCCTTATCTATTGGTAACAACCACCCAACTAGTCGCTCAGTGTCCTTTATTGAGTATGTAAAAAACATCTCAGATTTAGCCGATACGATATACTCTCCAATCAATCTAAGTCTGGGCATAGTAGAGTCAAAGATCACATTGCCATTATGATCAAATGTTTGTATCCCGTATGATGGCACACTACCTCCTTTTTTTAACCGTCTCCATCTAAAAACAAAAAAAGCAACCACCAATGCGATTGCCGTAACTAATGCAATATAAATAATCATGATAACCTCCCTATTTTAACCCTCACTACCCCGCGCTCATCATAAACAATGATCGTCTCATTATTTATGTTTAAACCAACGTTAGCTTTTGGATTTGCGCGAATAGACACCAGCCCTTGATTATTTACAGCAAATCTACCATCACCAATATTCAACTGACCACCCTGAATTATTGGCGCTCTTAGCGTTTGGTTTGCTTGGATGTGGTCGCCGCGGATTGTATTAGCAATAATGCTTCCGCCGTGGACCTCCGTTAAACCTGCATTTTGCCATGGGCTAGGCTCGGTCGTGTGCTCGGTACACTCTTCAAGCATTGGTCGACCGACAAACATCCAACAGCCATTTGCATTTGAGCCGTCAGCGTCGTAGAAGAAGAAAAATACATCAACACTTACACCATTAGGCGGCACTTGAAATTTAATAAATGCTCGCTCTGCGTCATTAATACCTACAAAGTTTTTGTTTTTAGGCACGCTAGGTGTGGTTTTATGTAATAGCCATTCTCCGTTGCGTCCTCGCACATCAATATAAATTTCAACCTTTGAGCAGCTATGATTCCCCATATAGGCGGAGACCATATACCATTTATTAGCTGACACGGGTACATTTTGATGTATGCCACACCTTGTGTTTACATTACCTGTTAATTTATTATGCCACCTCAAGATATTCTCATTTTTTAAATATCCATCCTTGCCTAATCCATAATCAGGATCTTGTAAACATAATCTTTCCCCCCGCTTATCGTCTGGTAAGCCCTCCTCAAATTTAGTCCACCCGTGAGGCACACCATCTGTAGGATTAGCAAAAATCGGATTATAAAAGAGGTTCCCGCCGCCACCTGATGACAACTTATCTCTCGTCACAGACCCAGCCACAACCAAATCACCACGAATACCGACTTGACCATCAGCTACACTAAATACAGGTTTGACATTGCCATCATTAGCATTGGCAACAATTCCGAATTTATCGGCCATAACAATGACCGAACTTTCTTCATGGTTTGCACCAAGAGCAATTCCAGCAACAGCAGTCCGTCCACCAGCAATAGCTTGTGTTTTGATTGTATGCATTGAGCTAACTTTGCCATTAAGCCCGGCAACAGCACTGCTCACCTGTGATACTGTTGATTCTGCATTGCCAACTTTAGCGGTTAAGGCGTTAATTTGTTGGGCATTTGCTTTATCACTTTGCGCTTGAGCCTGTCTTACTGCAGTAATACCTGATAAAGCTGATTCTGCCTTCGCTGTCACAGTTTTGATCGTTTCAGCTTGTGCTTGGTCTGCTTTTTCAAGATTTTTAATTGTGGTTCCTGATGATTGGGCTTGTGCAGCTATTTGAGCTAATGCACCTGCGACAGCGGTTTGTCTTGTTTTAGCTTCTTCTCCAACTGCATTATTAATATCAGCTTTAATGGAGTTTATGAGCTCTTGGCCAAGTTGAGATTTAGTAATTTTCCCTTCTAACGCATTTAACAAGTTATCCGGGTTATGATCTGCTTCGCCAAATACTGCGGCGGTAAATTCACCCTTATTGTCGTTTTTATCGCCGCAGCGCAACCAAAAATAATACTGCTCATTAAGGCTTACTCCGCTCATAATGTAATTGTTTTGAGGGTATGGCAATGTTGCCACTTTAACCGCCTTGCTGATGTCATTAGTGGTACTGCGCCAAACCTCGGTATAGTTTCCGACTGCGGCGGTTTTTGGCAAATCCCAATCAAGCTCAATCGCAAACAATAATGACTTGGTTACAAACCGCTTAATATCGAGATTAATCTCAAACGTGCGCGTTACCGGATCGGATAGCTGACCAACACCATTTTTTGCACGGATTTCAGCGGTATATGAGCCGTTCGGTAATCCAGCAAATGTTATACTTGTGGTTGTCAAATCGTCATAGACTTTATATAGCGAGGTTTTACCGTCAAAAGTACGGTAAAGTTTTACTTGATATTTGACGATGGATTCATTTTTCGCAAAATAATCAAATGTTAATTTAACGCCCCCATCCGTCACCGCTACATCAACGTTTTGGATGCGGTATCTTTCTGGCGTCTCGCTAAATGACACCGGTTCAAAGTGCGCCCCGCTATCAACGATAGCTTCTTTTTGTGGCTCGTGTTGGATTGCGGTAATGGTGTACTTGCCATTGCGATCCTCTTTAATGCTTAATGCTCGGTATAACTGCGGTTGGATTTTGTCACCATGACGCAACCAAACACCATACTCCGTTAAGCCTGCTGGTGGCACTTCCAGGCGCAATTTATTACCCGTTAACACTTCCGCCACTTTAACACTGACGACCTCAGCGGCTTGGTTGTAAAACATAAATTTGTCACCGGCTTTAAATTGCGTCTCACGGTCGATTGTTACCGTGTTTTGCTCAACTGATAGCACGCGTCCGCCAATCTGCGTCCCGGCATAGTCGTTATCAGCAACAAGGATAATATCGCCCGGTACGTGCATTAATCCTTCGGCGCCAACGGTAAATGTGACCGTGCGAGTTTCCAGCTTTTCTGTTTCCAAAATCCAACGCCCGGTACGATATGCTTGCCCACGTGAGGTGCAACCAAAAGCGGTAACTTTTTTCACGTTTAAACCGTAACGGCGGATCAAATCATCGTCTGAAACACAGATAACATCTTTTTCATAGTTGTTCTGTGCGTTGGCGTACTCAACGTGGATTTTGTTGTGGCGTGCCTTCATCGCCGAATAAGAGTAGGTAAAGCCTTCTTTGTCAACGTTGGCATTTGTGTACGTCCAAACAGGATCGGTGGGGCGGTCTTGGATTACCGTAAATTCCCGCCCGTTCCACACCAGCATTGCGCGGAAAATCGAACAAATATCATTGATAACGTCGTATGCTTGGCGTTGCTCCGTGCTCCATGCGTTACAAGTAAAGCGCGGCTCTTTACCGCCGAAACCGTCATCAACCAACTGATCGCAGTAGCGGGCGATGTTGTAAAGCGCCCACTTATCTACGGCAAAATCACCAATTCGGCGCCCGAAACCGTAACGCTTATTTTTTAACAAGTCATAAAGCACCCACGCCGGGTTGTCCGACCACGCCGCTTTAAAAGTCCCGTCCCCAATACCGGTATAAGTCCGCGTCTGCGGGTCGTAGTTGCTAGGGACTTGTACGATAATCCCGTAAACCTCGTAAGTGCGGTTAGGGATGGCGGAAAAATAATCCGAATCAAACTTAATGCCGACAAGTGCGGTATTAGGGTACGCTAATTGCGTTTCGATGATTTCGGTATAGCTCGCCCAAATCGTATTATTCTGCAAGCGCTGTGATATGCTATCTGTCTCCACACGCTCAACCCGTACTATAAACGGTGCCGGAGGGAGATTATCAATCTCAATTTGGCGCAAGTACTGCGAGCTATATTTGCCGGAGATTGTCAACTGGATTACGCGCGCACCGATAAAAATATTAAGTGTAACGCTAGCCCCGTGCGTGTCGCCCTGATCGTTTTGCTGAAATAGGCTTTGTACACCAAGGGTCAAGCGCAAACGTGATACTTTTGGATCTGATACCGTTCTTGTGAGCGGGGTATTTTTTCGCACTTGTGTGCCAACGGATACCTCTTTTTCGGACGTATTAAAGCCCTCTAAAATATCTTGGTCTTGGATACCAATTCGCCCCTCAGCTTCAACGTTGCTAAAATTCCAAGTCCCGTCCTTGTTTTGTATCGGAGTATTATCCAAAAAAACAGACTGCACCCCGTTTACAAGCCCTTTAATCTCTCCCTCGGAGATAAT